TTGATTTTGAATTACCTCCTATTTTAATTGAATTATTTTGTCTTGATTTATATACTGAAGAATATGGATATGTTAAAGTACAATGTAAATGTGAATTAAATTCACTTTTACTATTACTATGATGATATAATAAATTATTTTCTATACCACCATTACATATATTACATACATATGTTGCATAAAATGGTTTTGAAATTTTATTTAATGTATGTTGATAACTATGATGTTTTATTTTATTAGGATATATTTGTGGTGATATTGTTGTTGATGGAACTGGATCTGGTGTTGTTGGTGGAACTGGTGTAGGTGTTGTTGATGGAACTGGTGTAGGTGTTGTTGATGGAAGTGGTGTAGGTGTTGTTGGTGGAACTGGTTTAGGTGTTGTTGGTGGTGAAAATGATTCTTTTATATATTCTGTTAACGATGATAATAATGATTTGGGTTTTACTGAAAATGAAACTGGTTCTGCTGCTTTTGTGGTTAGTGGTGTTTTTGCGACTGGTTCTGTTGCTTTTGCGACTGGATATGCTTTTGCGACTGGTTCGACTGCTTTTATAACTGGATATGATTTTGCAAGAGGTTGTGTTATTGTTGTAACGGGTGAGGTGGTTGCAACTGGTGATAATGTAGTAACTGGTGGTTTTCCAGAAAATTTATTTTTAAGAATTAATATTTCATTATCTGAAATATTTTGACAATTTAATTGAATTTTAAAAAATAAATTTTTATTCAATGTTAAAACTGAAATAGGAGTATCAAATTTGATATAATTTATAATATTTTTTATATTAGTAAAAATAATATTGTCTCCTGAAACAAATAATTCTTCTAAACAATTAAAATGTTCTTTAAAATTAATAATAAAAGGTATTTTAATATAATAATTTAATATATCTATTATGGGCAATGTTTCATTAATATTTAATTTGGTTATATTAAATACATAATTATCATTAATTGATATTATAAAAATAATATTTTTAGATGATATTGCCATTATATATATATATTTGAATAAAATAAAAAATTGAAATTCATTTAAATCTAAAACTATAATTAAATAACAAATGAATTTACCTCTGGAACTAATAATCTATATATTGAATTTTACAGAAGAACATTTTTGGTTAATATTAGGTATTAATTTAAAAAATCTTATTAATGAAAGTATAAAAATTAAAGAAGAAATAATATTTCCTACTATAAAAAATACAAGAACAATTATATTTTATTTTGATGCTATTAAATGTTTATTTGATGATGTTATTTGTTATTCATTCAATAAAAAAATTAATTTTATTCATACAATATTTGGAACTGAAAGACTAATATCTGTATTTTATTGTTTTGATACTGTTAAAAATATAAATTTATATCCTTGTAATCAATTTATAGCATCAAAAAAAGTAAAATTGAAACTAATATTTACTGAATTAGAAAAAATATTATTGAAAAATTTTATAACTAAAGTTCATTATTTTATAAATATATTGTCTACTAATAAGTATTTAAAAAATAATTTTGATAAATTTAGAACAGGACAAGAGCAAAAAATGATTTTGAAAAAATTAACAACTAAATTTGGAAGACAATTAAAAAAACATTTGGTTTAAAAAATTTAATAAATAAATTAATCTCTAACAACAATATTTTTTCTAAAAAGAATTGTTTGAAATCGTCCAGTTCTTTTTTATTTATTTTTATTTTTTATTAATTTTGAATTTCGAGGTGTTCTCTCTATTTTTTCTTCATTACTAAATATTTTAAGGATTTCTTCTTCTGTAATCAAAGGTTCTTTACTTTGTTGTATTTTGTCTTCTTCTTCTTTTAATTTATTAATTAAATTGGTTTCTGCTTTCGCACGAATTCTTTGTTTAGTTTTTTCAATTTTCGATTTATTTTTTAATTGTGATTCTGTAGCAGGTGTATCACCATTTCCATTTAATCCAAAATTATTAACTCCTAATTTACTTAACATTGTTTGTATATTTTCCATTCCAGGCATATTTTTCATTTTATTCATAATATCAGTAGCTTCCATAACGAGTTCGCTTTCGGATAAATCTCCAGATTTTATTTTATTTTCTAATCTACTTCCAACAGTTTTAACTAATCCCATAATTTTAGTAGGATTTTGAACTAATTTTTGAAGTATATCTTTCATATCAGTAGCATCATCAAAATCAATATCTAAATTAGAAGCGGTTTCTTCGGCGATTTCACGTGCTAATTGTCCTAATTTTCCATCTAACATATCAGTGATATGAGTGTGAATTTTAGTAGCATCAGGTAAATTAGAATTAGATTCTAAATTATTATCTAAATCGAATACATTATTACTTAAATCGAATAATCCGTGCATTTGAGATAATGTTTCTTCTAATTTACTTTTAAATTCCTCTTGATCGATAGTTTCAAACATTTTAGCAGTATCCCCAAAAGCATTTTTATTATTAAGTGTTCCTACAATTGAAAACATAATTAATTGTAAATATTTCCAAATAGTTTCACGTGTTTTGCTGGATATATCATATTGCCATAGATTTTTGAAATGTATTTTTGGAAGGAATTCAGTATCAATTTGTGAATCTTCTTTAAACATATCTTCATTTTGATATAAAATATCAAAAAATCTAGGTGGCATTTTTTTTTGACAAAAATTGAATAAAAGAATAATAGATTGTTTTTCAGCTTCTAAAAAAGTTAATTTACGTTCGGTTTCATCATCGATATAATTGAATTCATCAATATTTTTCCACCATTTATTAATAAAATGAATATATTCTGGAAATGTAATTTTTAAATCAGAAATAAAATCTCTAATAATTTTAAAGAATTCTTCGGGAATACTATTATCTAACGGAATATTATCTAGTGAGTTATTTGAGAGAATTTCATCCATTTAATTATAATTATATATATTTATTTAAATCAATCTTATTAATATATATATTATTTAATTAAAATAATATATATTATTATATTTATAATTTATATTATTATATTTATAATTTATATTATTATATTTATAATTTATATTATATATAAATCGGACAATTTTGTTAAAATTTGTATATATTTCATAGTTGTATGTTGTTGTGTTGGATCCATATTTTTAATAGGTTGTCGTAATCTATCTATACATTCCATTATTTTATCATAATTAGTAGAATATATATCTTGAGAATAATCTTTATTTATAAAAAAACTTAAATCCCCCGATTCAATTTCGGTTTTATATTTTAATACAATACAAGTTTTCCAAATTTTAATAATTATTTTGGGATTTGATTTTCTAGCAAGAATAAAAGCATTTTTAGAAGTTACTATATCTGTATCATCAGGAAAAATTGTTTCTATATAATTTATAAATTCTATAAATTGATTATTAAAAGTTAATAAAATATTACTCATTTATGTATTTATTATATTCTTTTTAAATTACTTTTAAATTACTTTATTAAAAATTGAATTAATTTAAAATTAAAAACTCATTGGTGGTTTATTTCCCGTTATCATTTTTAAATCCGAATCACGCTGTTCTTGCATTCTTTTCATTCTTGAATCCATTTCTTGATTAGAATCATCTTCACCCATTTTTTTTGTTCCTCGAATTGTTGTATTATCATCTTCGTTTGATTTAGTTATTTCTCCATTATGAGCTGTTGATAAATCTACATAATTATGCATTTGACGCATTCCTCCATTGCCTTTTGCTTCTAAATCTTCATGTGTTTGATCTAAAAAACTATACTGATCTGATATAATATTATTAAATCCACTATTAAATGCAAATGCCATTGGTTCCATATTGTTTTGAGTCGCTTTTTTAACTTCCACTTCTTGAGATGGTTTTAAATGTTGTAAAATTTGTTCTCCAAATAAAACTTTATATCCATTATTTAATAAAAGTAATGCTGGAACACGTGTAACATTTTCAGGTAAAATTATTTGTTGATTATTCTCTAAAATAACATATGTTTTATTATTACTATCTGTTGTTCTTCTATCAATACATATAAAATGTATCTCTTTTTGAAGATTCATTTTGGCTAAAATTTGTAAATATTTTTTACAAACATCACAATATTTACTATAGTAAAAAATTGAACTCATTTATTTATAATTAGTTATTTCAATTATATATTTAACTCATTTACAAAAATATGATTTAAAAAATATGATTTAAAAAATATGATTTAAAAAATATGATTTAAAAAAAAATGATTTAAATTTATAATTTAAATATAAACTATTATTAATACAATGAATCCAACTATCGATTTCAATGCACATACCACAACTCAAGAAATTGAGGATGATATGTTATTACATTTTACTCTTAATGGAGTTAATGTTAGTTTGGCTAATGGACTTCGCAGAACAATTATATCTGATATACCTATAATTGTATTTAAAACTACACCTAATAATTTAAATAAATGTGTTATTACTACAAATACCACACGATTAAATAATGAAATTATTAAACAACGATTAAGTTGTATTCCTATTCATATTAAAGAAATTAATGATTTCCCTTTAGATAAATATATTATGGAAGTCAATGTACAAAATAATACTGATACTATTATATATGTCACTACTGAAAATTTTACTATTCGAGATATTACTACATTAGAACCAATTTCTGATGAAAAACTTAGAGAAATATTCCCTGCTGATCCTTATACTAATTACTTTATTGATTTCGTAAGATTACGACCTAAAATGGCAGATGAATTGTCTGGAGAAAAATTACATCTTACGTGTGAATTTAATATCGGTTCTGCTAAAGAAGATGGAATGTTTAATGTTATCTCTACATGTTCTTATGGAAATACAATTGATATTCGTAATCAAGAAATCGAATTAGAAAAAAAAATACAAATATGGAAAGATGAAGATAAAAATCAAGCTGAAATACAATTCGAAATTGATAATTGGAAATTACTTGATGGAAAAAGAATATTTTTACAAAATAGTTTTGATTTTGTTATTAAATCTATAGGTATTTATGATAATCACGAAATTGTTTTTCAAGGTTGTTTAATTTTAATTCAAAAATTTACGGAAATTAATACTATTATTGATAATAATGAACTTGAAATCATTAATTCACGAACTACTTTATTAAATTCTTTTGATATTATTCTTCAAAATGAAGATTATACTATTGGTAAAATATTAGAATATTTATTATATTCTAAATATTATGAAACTAAAGTTTTAAATTTTTGCGGATTTAAAAAAATACATCCACACGATACATTTAGTATTATTAAAATCTCTTATACTGAACCGGTTGAACTATCTACTATAAAAGGACATTTAAAAGAATGTATTACTGATGCTATTGAAGTTTATTTAAAAATACAAAAATCATTCACACCATAAGTATTTAAATATTTAATTAATAATAATTTATATTATTAATTAAATTTAATTAAATTAAATATTTTATATAATTATTAATTATTAATTTCTTTTTGTATTTTTTCTTTTTTTATATTTATTTTTAGATGTAATTCTTTTTTTATATTTGTAATTATTTTTATATGTAATTCTTTTTTTATATTTAGAATTTTTTTTTGTATTTCCACCAGATGAAGCTGAAGCTGAAGATGAAGCAACTAATGGATTATGTAAATGTGATTCTATATCATCTAATAAATTATGTGATTTTGTATTAACTGATGGTTCTTCTGATGAAGATGCTGATGAAGAAACTACTGGTTTATGTGATTCTGTATTATCTAATGTACGTGATGTTGTATTATCTAATGTACGTGATGTTGTATTATCTAATGTACGTGATGTTGTATTAGATATTGTAGAAGTTTTTACATTTACTGGTAAAAATTGATTAGATAATTTGTCTGATACTATTTCTACCATTTTTTGTTTGTTAGTTTCTAATTTTTCTAAATCGTGTTCTTCTAATTGTAATATTTCTATTTGTTTTTTAATATTTTTTAAATTTATTTCAATAATTTCTTTTTTTAATTTTCGATCTTTACCAGCTTGTATTCTAGCTATTCTTCTTTTATTTGCTTGTAACATTTTTTCATTTGTTTCTATTCTTTCTTTTTCCGCTTGTTTTCTCTCTTTTTCAGCTTCTATACTTTCATTTAAAATATTAGTTAATTCAGATTTTAATTTATCAAATTCTACTTTATATTGTATTATATTTTTTTTAATTTCTTCTGATTTTTCTAAATATATTTTTGTTTCTTGAATTTTATTTATTTTTATTGTTGCAACTTTATTTTGTAAAAATATTTGTTTTTGTTGTTGTTCTATTATATTATGTTCCTTACGTATTTTATCTTCTTCTATTTTTAATATTTCCGCTTTCTTATTTTTATCTTCTTCTTTTTGTTGAAATTGTATTTGTAATGCTTTATTTTTCTCTTCTTCTGCTTTTAAAATTTGTCCTCTTATTTGTTCTTCTTTTTGTAATGTTTTTTCTTTTTCTATTTGCATTTGTTCTGCTTTTATTTTATCTTGTTCTTCTTTTAATTGTTCTTCTTTTTCTAATACTTTTTCTTTTTCTAATTTCATTTGTTCTGCTTTTATTTGTTCTTTTTCTGCTTTTAATAATTGTTCTCTTATTTGTTGTTCTTTTTGTAATGATTCTTCTTTTTCTACTTTTAAAAGATGAGCTTTTATTTCTTGTTGTTCTGTTTTCATTTTATCTTGTTCTAGTTTTAATTTATCTTCTATTAATTTCATTTTATCTTGTTCTTCTTTTAGTTCATTCTCAATTGTTTTTATATTTATTTGTTCAGTTGATAATATTTGTTCATTTTTTCTTATATTTAATTGTTCAGTTGATAACATTTGTTCATTATTTTTTATATTTACGTGATCAGATGATAACATACGATCATTTAATGATAACACTTGTTCATTTTGTTTTATTTTTTCTTGTTCGTTTTTCAAATGATGTTGGTTCATTCTTATGTTGTTTTGTTCCATCATTAGTTTTTTATTGTTTTCATATGCTTCAATTCGACCTTTAATAATTTCTTGATTTTGTTGTTGCAATAAATCCATATATATATATAATTATAATAATTCTTAATTTAAATATTTAATAACTTATATAAGTTATTAAAATATACTTAAATATTTAGGAACTACATTATAAATTTTAAAAATTAAATTATTGATTTATATTTAACTATTTATTTATATTATAAATATAGAAACAAATGTCATCTAATAATCCTAAAAGTATTTTAAAATCAAATCCTAAATTAAATAATAACACACTAGAATTACAATTAGGTGATATCATACATATTACAAATCCATCGAATGATATATTAAATAATCAAACTTTTATTATTGATTATATTGATAAATCTAAAATTTATCTATTTAATACAAATACTCTAGATAAAATTAGAATTAATATATCTGAAGACGGTGTATTAGATGATGGTCATATTACACGCATTGCTATTTTAAGTCGTAATGAAAGTCCCAGTTATTGTATACAAAATAATTTATTACCAGGAAAATGGATAAATATCTATTTTACTGGAGAATATCCATTTACTTTAACCGGTGAAATTACCAATTTGGAAGATGATATGATTGAAATAACCACTATAGATAAAGATACTATGTATATAAATTTTGATTATAAAGGTCTTCCAGAAGATTTACCAATTGAAATGATTGAAATTAGAGAAAAACCTGAATTATTCGAAAAAGAAGAAGAAGAAGGAGAAGAAGGAAAAGAAGAAGGAAAAGAAGAAGGAAAAGAAGAAGGAAAAGAAGAAGGAGAAGGAGAAGAAGCAGAAATAGAAGCAGAAATAGAAGCAGAAATTAAAAGAGGAGAACAAAAAGAAGAAGAAGAATCTACTATTAAAATACCTAGTAATACATCATATGTTTTTAATAAAATAAAAGATTACATAATTAAAGCAGATCAATCACAATATGGTGATGAAATATTAGGACCAATTGTTAAATATATTCCATCCGCAAAAAATCAAAATTATACTTTAGAAACACAATTAAGTGATTTATTAGATAATTTTCTATCAGAAATACCTAATCTAGGTAGAAAAACCTCCGTTTTAAATAATATTCATATAATGATTGAACGTTATAAACAATTGAGAGAACAATTTTCCTATTTCGATGAATTTGAGAATGTTTTAGGTGCTGTAATAAATGAATCCACCAATAAACCATTATATAGATATTTTGATAAATTTGATATTAATTTATATTGGATTTTACCTACTGTAGGAAATATAAAAAAAGTATATAATGTAAATCAAGATGAACCGATTGATGATATTATAAATATAGATTTAAATGAAGATATAAAAAGTATAATAGAAATTCTAAAAATGTATAAATCAAATGATTTTAATGAAAATGAGAATGCGTATTCAACTTTATATAGAGAGTTAAATCCATATTTTACACCATTTGAAGAAATAAATGAAGAGAATTTAAATGAAATACTTATAGAAAAAAGTGTAAATAGTAATATTACCGTAATTACAGATAATTTAGAAAATATGAATTCATCGGTTTTTACTAATAATTTAATAAAAAATAAACGTTTTAATATTCAAACATATAATTTAGATTTAACCAAATTAGATACAATAGATTCTACTAGTAGTCGTTTAATTACAGTAAGAAGTGATATTACACAAAATGATATTATGTCTATTAAATCATTTATAACTTTACCTGAACCGGTAATACGATTTTCTAAAATAAATCTACCAGGAACATCTATTTTAGATAAAGCAAATTTAAATTTAGCATTTTTAAATTATTGGCAATTATTGAAAAAAAAAACAATTGTTAATAATAAATATATATATAATTTTAAAGAAATTGGAATAAATGAAACTAATTTTGCAAATAGCATTAAAAATTATTATTTAAATTTAGATGAACATAGAGGAATAGATAAATTAGAAACTTATAAAAAATTCATTAATACAATTATTCCTCAAACAAAAATACTATTTAATTTAATGAAAAAATATATAATTGGAAAATTAACTGTTGTAGATATCGTTTCTTATTTAGAACCATTTTTAATTTATACAGATGATATCACTTATATGCAATATAGAGAAATTATTGATTTTATAGATAAACAAATTTCAGAACATAATAGATATTTTATTGAAAAGATGCGTATATTTAGATCATTATTAATATCTATATCAGTTAATTTTAGTAAATCATTTTCAATAATTGAAATAATTATTGAAGATTTAAGAAATCGTGTTTTTAGTGAAGTATATGATTTAAATGAACCAACTAAAACATTTTCCAATTCAGAAATTCTTCAAAAAATAACATTAGATAATTATGGTAAATTTTATACTACAGCAATATCTTTACAATCTATTGCATTAATGTTTCCAAATGAACATTTAGCCCTTTTTGAAATAGATGAAAACAGCACTAATGATAAATTATTATTAGAAAATGCTAATGAAAAATGTAAAACAGTAACTATTTCTAAATATTATATTTCATTAGATGCGTTAGAAGCAGATAATAATACAAATATTTATTTTGATAAACGATATGATAAAACTAATTATGGAATATTAGAAGATACTAATAATTATGGAAAACAATTACTTACAATGAACCCAGATGAATTAGAAAAATATATAACAGAAGATTTAATAAAAAGAAAAAGAATGTCTCCGGATAATGCTGCATATTTAGCGAATACTTTAGTTAATGGACATAAGAAAGTAATAGAAGGTCAATTTGCTATTTTATATAAAGGATATAATGAAAAATATTCAGAACAAATGAATTATTATATTCGTAAAGATAATAAATGGGTTTTAGATGAAAATGTCAATAAAGATAATATTAATACAGATGAAACCTCGATATTATGTAATTCACAACCTGAATGTATAAATGTATATGATGGAAATGATGATAATTGTAATAGTATAAATTCAACTGAATTAGATATTCAAACCAAATTATTAAAAGATGTTATAAATGAATTCGATCATAAATATAAAATTTCAAAAGATGATTTTTTTGAATTAATTAAAGGTAAATTCGATTACTTATTTTCAATAAATCCATTATTATTTAATATTAGAATTTTTAATCTGTTAAAATATAATAATCAACAATATAAATTAGGATTAATTATACAAGAAGATATTAATATTTTACCAATTTCACCTTATGCACAACTGCGTGATATGATTTTAAAACAACACGATTTTGTAAAAAAACAACACGATATAATTAAATTTTGTAATAATTATACTAGAAATGCAGTCAAAGGATTAGGACCTTTAAATATAATGGAATCAGATCATTGGTTATATTGTAATAAAACAAATGTAGAATTATTACCAACATTCAAATTAAATTTAGCAGAATCATATATTATTGATGGTCCTTATCAATATCTAGATTATCTTAAATTAATAAAATCACAAATTGGAACGTGTGATGAAAGTGATTGGTGGTGTGATCGTAATACAGGTTGGTCTATTTGTCCGGTAGATTTTGATATTGAAGAAGGATTTGAAGAAGGTTTTAAAATTTCAACTAGATCAATTATAGAAGAAGACGCAGGTACAAAAATAATTTCTAAATTAAATAATTCTACAATAAAATATGATACTCCTGATACAAAAATGATAAATAATATTATAAATATTCTCTCGAATAATATGAATATTAATCTTGAAAATCAAAAAGAATTTATTATTAATTGTGTATTAAATATAATTAAAGACCATGTTGAAATTGAAAGTAAATACAATTTAAGAATTAGAGAAATGGCTGAAAAAGGTAAAAAAACCGCATCATATAAAGATTATTATAATTCATCCATTTTATATTATACATTGGGAATGTATTTAATAGGTATCCAAACCTCAATTCCATCAATTCAAACAAGAAAAACCTATCCTGGTTGTATTCGTTCATTTGGAGGATATCCATTTGAAGGTTCTGATTTAAGTAGTTTAACTTATTTAACATGTGTTGTATATGATATAAAACAATCAGGAGAACCTTGGTATGTATTAAAAAAACAAAAAAAGGATTCTATAATGAATAAGATAAAAACTATAATTGATACAATGTTATATGAAATACCTGATGTTAAAAGAAAAATTGATGAAAAAACGACTTTTTTATTATTTTCGCCAGATATAGAATCTATACCAGAACAACATAATATTGTGAGATGGACTGAATTTTTACCTCCATTATCTAATTTTAAAATTACTCATCTAAATAATATTTCTACTGAATTTAAGAAGAGTTTATTAAATGAATTAAGAGAGGGAAATAGAAATCAAAGAGAGAAGATATTAGTGGTAAATTCAAAAATAATTCTATTTTCTTTAGCTATTATAGAAATAATACAAGAAATAGTAAAAAAGAATAAAATATTACTTTCAACAGTTGAAAATGGTTGTTGTCAAAGTGTAGAAAACGAATCAACCATTGATTATTTTTCTAAAATAGATCCTAATATTAAAATATATAATAATACAGTTTTTCAATTATCTAATATAATTGAAGATATAATAAGTTATTCAAAAAGTGGATTATTTTATAGTAATATAAATACAAAAAATATATATCCATCAATAAATTTAAATTTTAATGAAAAGATATATTATTTAGCATTTATTTATTTTTGTAAATTTAAATCAATTATACCTATTCCAGAAGATTTATTACCATTATGTAATAGTAAACCAGATAAAAAACTGATTAATTATAATGATTCGGATGAATTAATAATTCAAAAACTTAAAAATGAAGGTATTGTTTATACAAATGAAGAATTTTTAAAATTGCTTCAAATAATTAGTAAAAATAATATTATTAATATTAATTTACAAAATAAAGTATTATCTTCACTAACAAATTTTATTAATTTATTACAATTATTTAAAGATTCAGAAGAACCATATGATAAAAATTTATGTGATAATATAATTAAAAGCGTAGATTTTAGTGATAATAATGAGAATGATAAATTAAATCCAGAAACTAGAAATTTAAATAATTTTTTAGTTAAAAATACTACAGATATGAAAGATATAATTATTCAATTTATTGAAAAAAATATTAGTTCAACAATAACTAAAAATATACTTAGAAAAACAATTAAAATAATAAATGAATTATTTATTTGGAATACAGATACTTTAACTAGAACTAGAATAGAACCTATTTCAATTGCAGATGATAAAACATATAATATTAATAATTTTTATAAAAATACTATTGAAAAATTAGTGAATTTATTTCCAAATATTATTTTAAATAAAGTTAAATTTGAAACAAATATTCCAAATTATTATGGTTTTTCATTATCTCACGGGAATAAATTGAAAAAATCGATTAGTAAATTTTATGAAAAATTAAAACCTTTTTATGGAAATAATACTTTATTAAATATACTTAATACAATTCCCCAAATACTACATAATTTAATTTTAATGACGAATTCTACTCCTTGTTTTACAACTATAAAAATTAAAGAAAGTATTTTAAAATATAATGTATTTAATGAAAGAACTTCACGATTATTATTTGAATATTATTTACTCAATGTTTTTATTAATTATATTAATTTAATTGAAGATCCTGAAATGATTGTTTCTGAAATGAAACCATCTTCTGAAGTGGCGGAATTATTTACTTCTGAATATCTTGAAGAAGTCGAAACTAAAATTGATTTATCTACTACTTCACAAAAAATAATAGATACACAATTATTAATAGGAAATAAAAAGAAACTACGACAAAATATGGTTGAATTATTTATTGCTTTTTTTGATATAGTTAATTCAGAAAAAGATGTTATTAATATTTCATATGATCAAATACAAGATAGAATATTTAAAATAAAAGAAAAAGAGAAGAATTTAGTAACAGATAGATTAAAACAAATGACAGATGAGGAAAGACATGTTGATACTATTCTAAAAATTAATAAATTATCCATGTATAGTAAAGGATTACAAAAAGGGTTAACAACATTAGATAAAGATTTTTATGATGAAGAACAAGAATTTAGAGATAATATGACACAAACAGAACAAAATATTCGAAAACAAAATAATGATGCGAATGATGATAATATAGATATATTAATGGATGATTATATGGAACAACAAGCGGTAGATACAGCAATAGATGATGAAGTATATGATATGAGATATATGAATGAAACTTATTATGATGGAAATACTGATGGAACAGGAGCACCTGAAGAAGAATATGATGATTATCAAGATGAAGATTAATTAAGATGAAGATTAATATTAAGATTAATTAAGATGAAGATTAATATTAAATAATATTAACTTTGATAATTTAAATTGTATAATTATATATAATGTATAAGAATTATATTCGAAAAAATATATTATTAGTATCTATATTATTATTTATAATAATTTTTGGAATAATACAAATATATAAACCTTTATGTTTATATAATACTAATGGAAGTATTCGTGAATTTGGTATTGGATATAAAAATAAAACAATTATGCCTATTTGGTTATTATCTTTAATTTTAGGCATTTTTTGTTATTTAAGTGTATTATATTATGTTACATATTCTAATTTATTATTTTAATATATATATAAACAACTTAAAGAAACAGATGTTCCTTTAATTTGTTATTGTATATACTGTATTATCTGACGCTGCTTGAGTCGTTGATTCTTCATTCAAAAATTCTTGATAATTTTGACTTAGAGTACTTGTGCTACTAGTACAACCTTTTGTTGAAATCTTTAATTGAACTATTGCTGTTAATAATACACCCGTATAAATATACCACATCGCTAAACCTACATCATCTTTCGAAACTACTATTTTTAATAATTCATTTTTTAATGTTTCATTTTCAGAAGTATCTGATTTATATTTTTCTTTCATTAATGGTTTTAATATATCCCAATAACTAATAAAATTTAAAGGAGTTATTTCATTTATTAAAATTGATGTATTACCACATATCTTTATTATTGCATCTGCTGCATCCATCATCGCTTGCTTTTCTGTTGGACTCGCATCTGCTTTATCTATATCCGTTTGCACATTCTTATTTACTAATAATTCATTTATTATTTTATTTGCTGAATGTGCTACCCAAAAATAACCTATTACATTCGAAAAGGCAGTTTTAAAACCTGGATACATCATAATTACTACAATCATTACACCAAATATTAAAGTCCATGGAATAAATGTATAAATACTTGCAAATATCATATTTTCAGTTATATTTCCACCACACGTTGATGATATCACATAAGAATTTACTATAAATTGAATTATTATTACTAATAATATATAAATACCTAAAAATTTATAATTACTACTTTTATAACTTAAATATTTATTATTATCACTTAATATATCGTATGTTAATTTCGGCTTTAGTTCAAAAAAATAAAATATTGTTGTAAATATAAAAGTTATTATATTTAAATAAGAATTAAACATATAATAATATGTATAATTTAATTTTATTTTTTAATAGTATTTATTATGAATGTTGAAGAATTTATAAAACCACAACTTACTGAACCAGGTGTTAAATATTTCTTACATAATACATTAAAACAATGCCATATTATTAGAGAAAAATTTCATAATTTAGTCTTTAATGTTGGAATGCTTATTGCTTTTTTTATTGTTTTAGCATTAATTTTATTATATAAATATAAAGGAAAATTAACTCCTATTGAATTACAACAAAAAAATAAACAAAAACAACAATATATTTTATCTAAAATTCAAAACTTTCAACAAGCTAAACGTATTGCTCATCAAGAATTAATTACTGGATTACCTAATTGGGATTAACATATTTTATTCATATTATTATACATTATTCTCTCTTATTAATTTAAATTATATATTATTAATATAATAATATATAATGACTGCACCCGCACAACCAATAGTATATGATGTTGTTGAGTCTTTAAATGAATATTTTAAATTAAAAAATAGTTATGAAACACAATATATGGCATTTAAAAGAAAAATTATTAATAATAATACTCTTAATAATAAAGATAAAAAAAAAGAATTTCTTAAATTAAAACCTAAATGTATTAATTGTAAAAGACCTGGAGGTACTCGTTTTCAAACTATTTATTTTGAAGAAACTGATACTGTCGAATCTTATAAACAATATACTGCTATTTGTGGAATTATTTCTAATCCTTGTAGTTTAAATATTAAAATACATATTGGTAAAACAGAACAAATTAATGAAATATTAATTTCTATTGAAAATGAAATTAAAGAATATAAAAGAATTATTATTAATAATAAAAATAAATTACTTTTCGGTTATTTAACAACTGAACAAGCTTTAACTAATTTTGATGAAATTAAATCTTCTATTACTGTATATACATCTTTATATATAGAATATTTAGAACAATATAATAAAATTTTTGATAATACTGAAAAAAATGAAGAATTAAATCAAGCCATTCTTAATTCATATACACAAATTAATTTAATCAAAAATTGTATTAAACAAATGAATTTAACACAAAATATACAATATGCTAAAGATGCTGTAAATATATATAATAATGAGTTATTACCTTTACTAAATATCATTCGTGATTTAAAATATAATGAAAATATTATATATAATGATGATAATATGTGTAATTTAATTCAACATAAACATAGTATTGCTTCATTATCATACACTATGTTTGAAAATAAAGTAATTGAATTTAATATCGGTAATGAAACTATACCTGAATCTAAAACAACTGAACCAGATGAATTACCTACATCATCTGAAACTACATCTAAAAAACCCATTCAATTATTAAAATCACCTAAAATACTTAAATCTAGTTTATTTAAATCATCTACACAACTTAAAAAACCTAAAAAACCTACACCTGTTATACCTGCTACACCTGCTACACCTGAAACACCTGAAACACCTGAAACACCTAGTCCTAGAACACCTGTTACACCTGCTACACCTGTTACACCTGTTACACCTGTTATTCACGAACCAATCGTTCGCGATCAACCTAATTATGGACAACCAGCAGATGATATAAATTCTTTATCTTGGAATATTCCACAATATACTCAATTATGGAATAAATTACCTATAAAACTTAAAAATGCTTTAATAAATAATCACGAATGGTTAGTAGAATTTATGTTTAATTGTGTCAATGCCACAAATAATGAAACCCCTTGCACTTTTACTGCACCGCCAAATATAGAATTTCCTCCATTTTTATCAATTTCAGGTAATTATAATTTTAATAATCCAATATATAACGCAGTTTTTAATAAATTAAATCAAACTTTAAAAGATAAATATTTAACATATTTTAATATTGATGATACTGGAGAAAGAAACTATACTAGAATGCGAAATATTATGAATGAACTTGTTAGAAAAGAACTTGATTTTAATCAAGGAGTATTTTAATAGAATTATTTTATTTTAATTAAATATGTATATATTTTATGATATTAAAATATATTTCTATTAAAATATTCTTAATTAGTTTTGCTATAGGAATTTTCTTTATTTATATTTTAGGTCCTGAAATTAAAAAAATCTTTATTTATCCTACTCCTGAAACTATTGATAAATTCTTATTTAGAGATAAAGCTAATAATTGCTTTTATTTTAAACAAGAAGAAATACAATGCCCTAATGATGAATCTATGATATCAACTATTCCAATACAATCTTAATATTATATTAATCTATATAATATATATTATTTATTATATAATCTATAATACAATCTTAATATTATTAAAAAAAACAAACATATATTATATATAATGGCTATTCATCTTGATAAATTCGTTCATACTTCTACAGGAAGAATTATAATGTCTATTTTATTAGGATTTGGATTAGCTTCTCTTTTTAGAGCTGTATGTAAAAATAAAGATTGTATTATATTTCACGCACCACCTTTAGAAGAAATTAAAGATAAAATATATAAATATAATGGAAAATGTGTTAAATATAATCTTATACCAACTAAATGTAATACTAATCTTAAAATTATTGAATTTGCGTAATTATTATAATCAATCATTCTTTATATAATAATAATGAATAATGGATCCAATATTTTAGATTTACCTACTGACCCCATTGGTAATATGAATAATAATAATATATCTTTAACTGCTACTGAAAATGTAGATAACTCATCTTCACCTGATTCTACAGGATTATCTTTAGACCAATCTACTATTAATCAAATCGTCAATGGATTACAAAAAGCATCTATCAGTGGAGCAACACAATTATCGTCACGTGATATACCTATGGTATCTAATCATTGTATAGATGCAGAAGTTCAACCAAATTATATTCCACCAATCAATAAAACTAATATTGATTATATAGATAATTGTGAAAAAACATCTGATATAATTAATAATTATAATAAACCATATTCAACTACATCATTAGATAACATATATAATGAAATTCAAACACCATTATTACTTTCTGTATTATATTTTTTATTTCAATTACCATTTTTTAAAAATGGTCTATTTAAGTATTTACCTATTTTATTTTCTAATGCAGGTAATTTAAATATTAAAGGATTTTTGTTTACTAGTATATTATTTAGTATGTTTTTTTATTTATTGAATAAAATTATTTTTTATTTTAATAAATTTTAATAATTGTTAATTATTATTATTATTTAGAGTTGTAAATTTATTTTTTTACAACTGAAAATTTCATATTTTCCATATTTTTCATAGTTTCTGTAATTTTTCGAACATTACAACAACTATAACAAGTATTTAATACTAAAATTAAATATATTATTCCAATTAATATTAATATTTCTAAATCAATTTCATAATTTAATATTTTTATTTTCATATATATAGTATAATATTTATTTTATTTATTTTATTTATTTGGTTTTTTTACTTTTGTTGATTTTTTTACTTTTTTTTATTTTTTTTGTTTTTTTTACTATTTTATTTTTTTGTGTTTTTCCACCTTTTATATGATTATCTTTTTCATCATCATCATCGTTATCATTATGGTGATGATGTTTATGTTGATGATGGTTATCATTATCATTATTATTATCATTATCTGATTCACTATCTGAATCACTTGATTCACTATCCGAATCACTTGATTCACTATCTGAATCACTTGATTCACTATCTGAATCACTTGAATCACTATCACTATCATCATTCTTTGATTTTTTAGATTTGTGTTTTTTAGAATCTTGTTTTTTAGAATCTTGTTTTTTAGAATCGTCTTTTTTAGAATCGTCTTTTTTAGAATCGTCTTTTTTAGAATCGTCTTTTTTAGATTCTTTATCAAATGGTTTATAATTTAAAAACCATTCTTGAAATTCTTTACTATTTTTATCTTTTTTAAGTTTTTCAAATTGTAAAGATTTAATAGAACGAATTTCTGAAAGTGTTTCTTGATGTCCATAACATTTTATACTAAATTGTTTAAGAATACCTTTTTGATCTACTTTATGTTTTTGTTGAAGATCAAATAAAAATTTAGAAGTACACAATATTCTATCTAAAAAATGTTTATAATAAGGTTTATCTACATACATAAAAGCTAAATAAAAACTTAACATAGTATCAATTGTGGCTATTCTAATTTTTTTACCATTAATTTTAATAGTATTATAACTATGACACGCTAATGGTTTATATACATATGCTATTATATTTGAGTCAACTGATATTTCATAATGTTCTGAAACAATTTCACCAACAGATGGTTTTTTTAAAACTTCAACGTCTTTAAATCCCTCTTTTTTTAATTGTTTTGTAATTTGTAAAGACGTTTTATCTAAATCATTTGATAATACTTCAAAATCAGCGATTTCTTCTAATTTTTTAGCAATATGTTTTGGCATATATTTAGAATATAAAGAAACAGCATATCCACCAAAAAAAACTACTTTTTCATTTTCAAGTATTTTTTTTACAATATCACATATTTTTTCTTGTTTAGTTTTATGGGTTGTATGTTTATTTAAATCTATTTCATCACAATTTAAATCTGTTATAGAATAATATTTATTTAACAAATTTAAACGTTTTAATACTTTTTCCCATCTACTAGTATCTCCCATCGGTCGAGATAATTCTAAATACATTGACATTCTTAAATAATTCGGAGGAGTATATAAAATACCATCTACTTTTATTGAATCTTTTTTTATTGAATTAAATATTTCTAATGGTAATAAAGTTATATCAGCTATTGGAATAAAATTCACAAAAACTTTATATGTTCCATGATGAACTCCAGATTTTGCTTCCACATTTGTGAATTTATGTTTATAATAAATATCTGCTAATTCTTTTGCATCTTCTAAGGGTGAAGTTGAAAAAAAATCATAATCGGGAATTTCTATTTCTTTATTATAAAATTGTGCTTTTGCTGGTAAAATATTATTAATTGCAGTTCCTCCATAACATATTAATTCTTTATCTTTAAGAAATTCTTCAATTATATTAATTATTTTTTTTATATCATCTGATTCTAAATTTTTTTTTCCAGTTTTTATGGTTGCTTTATCTACTGTCATTCGCAAAATAGCTAATTCACATTCCTCAAATTTTAAATTTTTACATACATTTTTTTCCATATATATATATATAATATTTATAATATTCATTTAATAAAATTCAAATGAATATTATAATATAATATAAAGTTATTTTATTCATTATTATTATCCATTTAATGGCAAATTCACTTTTAAATTTCGATTCTCATCAATTCTTAAATTCTCGTCAATTAACTATAATACAAAAAAATATTGCTAAAAAACGTATTTTAAATGATATTAATATGATTGATACTAATTTATATTCAATTTCTGTAGATGTAGATCATAATAATTTAACTTTAATTATATTTACACATAAAATAAACAAACAAAAATATTCAATTATTCTTAATATAAATTATCCATTTCAACCACCTATTGTTAAAATAAATGATAGATTATATAAGGATTTTTTAATTATTCATAGTATTCCAACTTTAAACCAGTTATCATTACATTATAATATAGATTGCTTATGTTGTAGATCAATAACGTGTTTAAATAATTGGACTCCAATTATGGGTATAAATCATATTATTTCAGAAATTGAAACTTATAAAAATTATCGTATTAATATTATATATAGACTATTATCTTCTAAAATTAAAAATAAGTATTTAATTAATGATATTAATTTAGAAAGCTGGTTTTAAATAATATAGCTTTAGAAATATTAAAAATAAAATTAATGGAAACAATCACTCCTAATAATATGTTTATTTTTTTTACCAAATATATTTAATATTAATTTAGTTTTAAATTAATATTAAATATATTATATTATATTAATATGAATAATACACATAAAAAACATAAAAAATCAATTGACAGTAATTCAAACAGTAATTCAAACAGTAATTCAAACAGTAATTCAAACAGTAATTTAGACAGTAATTCAATAATGCAAACATATTACAAATCTAAGAGTTCTAAGAGTTCTGAGAGTTATCTTAATAATATAAAAAAAATTAATCACGAAATACAAAATGAAATTAATATAAATAAAGAAAATACCGCACTATTATATGATACAGTTACAAAATGGTATGAATCCGTAAAATCAAAAAATATTAATATTTTAATATGTCCTGATTTTAAAAATAATCTTCATTTTAAAAATATAGATATGGATGAATTGTTAAATAATGAATTTACCAGTGAAGAATCAAAACTTGTGAATACAACAGACAAAAAATACTATGATACTGAAACATTATGGAAAACATATATCAAAATATTATTTAATATTAATGATTTTGGATTTATTTTACCTGAATCTGGTTCAAATATAAATTTAGAATATACTAAAATTCCGCTATTTAAAGTTGTTACAGTTGTTGATAAAAAAAATTAATTAAATTAAATATTATATATATATATATGACACTTAAAAAATATAGAAAATCACATAACAAAAATAAAACATATAAAAAAAATAAAACACATAACAAAAATAGAAATATAAGAAA